ACTGTTGGTAGTTTTATTTCAATTGGTGGGAAAATAGGCACATTACTTGGAATAACAACTGCTTCATCAGCAGGAATCGCATTATCAGCTGTAGCAGCATTAGGAGTTGGAATAGCAGGAGTATATACTCATAATGAACTTATGGCAAAATCATTTGATACAAGTACTGATGATTTAAATATTTGGGAAAATGCAATAAATCTTTTAACCGGAAGTACAATTAAATCAAAAAAGGAATTAGTTAATGCTGGCATAGCATATGAAGACTTTTCTAAGGATCTATCAGGAAACTTTAAAAATAGTGTGGAAACTGCAAGTAAGGCATTTAATAAATTGAAAATGACATTAGCTTTTGATAGTAGAAATAATGTGGATTTTAGCGATTCAATGTCAGCAGATATAAAAAGACAAGTTGATTCTATTGTTACAAGTGCCAAAGATGCCGTTCATAGTAAACGTAGTGAAATGCAAAATACAGTATCTCAATTATTTAATTTAGGTGATGGGCAAATAGATGACAATGAAAGTAAGGTTATTGATAATATAGCAGAATATCAAGATAGTAAATTTAGTACAATACAAACGTTAAATGAGAATATATATAATACACTAAATAAAGCGGTTGAAGAACATAGAAAGCTTACTGAAAAAGATATTGATAATATCAAAAACTGGACTAAGGAAATTCAAGCTTTACAAATAGAATCTATGGCAACAAATGATTCAGATAAACAATATGTTTCAAATCAAGGTAAATTTGAAAAAAGACTTGGAAGCATGACAGCTGATGAAGCGTTATCTTCCATGAAAGATGCATACAGTCAAATAATTAATATAAATCAAGATGCAGAAGATAAGCAAAGAGAGATAATGGATAAAGCTAAAGCTTTAGAACCTGAGTTAAATGATGCTTATAGTAAAGCTCTAACTAATGGTGATAAAGCTAAAGCTGAATCATTAAAAAATACTATCGAAACAATAGAAAAAAAGATTACAGAAGCTCAAGATAAATTAAATACTTCAGTTCAAGAACGTAGTAAAAAAACACAAGATCTATGGGATGCATTTTATTTGGTTAATCCAAATTTAAAAGGAACAATAAATGAAATTAAGTTCAGTAAATTTTCAAACACTGATATTAAAGATAATCAAGATTTAAATTCTAAATTACAAAATGAGTATAGTGAAATAGCTAATACTACTAAAACTGGTATGCAAAGAATAAAAGAAGCAAATGGATGGCATGATATACAGGTTACTGTTGATGAATCTACAGGTAAAATAACATCTATTTATGATACATTTAACGGACATTATTCAGGTTATTCAGAAGAGTTTGCTCAAAAGGCTAAAGATTCTGGTGATAAAGTAAGACGGTCTATGGAAGAACTTCAAAAATCTTTATCTGCTCTAGGTGGAGGAATTAAACTCGACTATAACAATGACGTAATTAATACTACAACAGATCAATTAATTACTAAATTAGATAATGTTATAACTACAGCAGATGGAGCTAAAATTGCAATAACTAATATAGATGGAAAACAACTTAAGCTTGAATTCGATAAAGACGGGGTATTAAAAAATTATGATGATATAATAGAGGCTCTAAATGGAGATACAAGTATCAAAGCTATTATTGACATTGATGTTAATGATAAAGAAGCCATGGCAAAGCTACAGGATATTGATACTGCAGCTAATACAATTCCATCGAATACTGATGTTAATATTAGCACTAATGCTGATCAAGCAACAAGTGAAATAAATGGAACTACTACTGCAATTAGTGATATGCCTGAAGAGAAAACTATTACTATTACATCAATATTTAAAAATATATCTCAATGGTTCGATGATAAATTCGACAATGCTGCTAAAATAATCAATGATCATAGCACAGCTTCAAAAGATGGATATGCAGTAGGAACAAATAATGCAACAGCAGGTATACATCCAGTTGCTGAAAATGGGTTTGAACTAGTATTCGGTAGACAAAATAGACTATTTAATGGCGGAGAAAAAGTACTTACTCATGAACAAACTAAGTCATTTTTACAAAAGCAACAAAATAATGAACCATTTCAAGTTAGACAAGGACAATTTCAATTAGTTAAGCCCCAACAAGTTCAAGTTGCTGGAGTAGGCGGAAACAATGTTAAAGTTGATGTTCAAGTCAATGGGGGTGCTCCAGATGTTGACGTTTTAATTCAGGAAGTTACTCAAGAAGTTGGAAGAAAACTTAAAGAAGCTTTTACAAACATTGAATAATTAATAAAAAGCACTTATAAACTAGGTGCTTTTTATTATGTTTATAGAAAGGAGCTGATAATTCTGGATGTATATTTAATAGATGAATTAAAAAGATATACTTTTAGATTTCCAGTAAATCCACTCAACAAATTATCTTTAGAAAAATCAAAGAAATATACAAGTGTTGACATCTTGGATTTTGGTGAAGTAGATCTTGCTGAAAAAGGTGAAAAAATAACAGAAATATCATTTTCTACACTGCTTCCTAAAAAATATGATAAATCTTATTGTAAATATGCAAATATTCAGTCACCAATTGAAACTATTAAGTTACTTGAATATTGGAAGGACATAGAAAATCCAGTAAGGCTTATAATTACAGACTTTGGGTATAATGATTTGGTGTTTATTTCAAAATTAACACAAGAAGAAAGGTCAGGAGAAATAGGAGATAAATATATTGATATTTCATTTAGAAAATTTAGAGAAGCAAAAATAACAATATATCAAAGTACTAATGGTTCTAATTCTAATCCTCAATTGCAAGACAATAGAGCAGACAATAATTCAAATCAGTATAAAGATGGTGATATAGTTACTGTTACTGCAGGTACTTTAAATGTAAGAGATGGACCTGGTACAAACTATAATGTTCTAGGTACTGTATCTAATGGTGAAAAACTAACTATATTTAGACAATATGGGAACTGGGCAGATACTTTTTGGGGAAATTCAGGCGGTTATGTATGCTTAGATTATGTAACTGGATAGGATGTGATTTAATGGAGTTATACCTCAAAAATATTTATAAAATAGAGCTATTAAGCGAAGCGGTATCATTGAAAGAAAGTGTCGATTCTGTAGCTTATACTTTAAATATAGATCTTGCTTTGACAGATGAATTAAAATCATTAGGAATTGCTAAAGGTGATTCAATTAAATTATATGACTATCCATTTCAGGATGCATATGGCACTGGTAATACATTTGAGCTATTTAATGGTGTTATTTGGGATATAAACGAATCTGAAAAGAGTAAAAAAATATCATTAGTATGCAAGGAACGTACAGTTTACATTGAAGAATCAGAAAGTGAATATGTTTGGTCGCAAGGAGAAACTGCTGATCAAAGAATAAACACCATTGCTTACTATTGGGAAATACCAGTAGGAACATTAGAAAATACAAAGATTGGATTATCCAAAGGAAGACGGAAAGAATCTTTATATAGCATGATAAGAAAAGATTTAAAAGAAACTGCTCAAAAAGGTGGTAGTCTTTATAGATTAAGAATGGATGAAAAACTTAATCTATTTGAATTAGGTACCAATGAAATTGTTTATGAAATATCAAATATTGCAGATGATATAAATCAAAAACAAAGTTTACAAGGCATGGTTACTCAAGTAAAAGTTCTAGGTAAAAATGATAAAACTGATACTTATTCACCAATTATAGGGGTATTTAAGAGTAATACTGAAAAGTATGGAACAGTACAGAAAATTGTTCAGGATGATAAAATAGATGATTATGCTAAAGCACAATCTAAATCAAATACTCTTTTTTCTACTGGAGAAGACAGCATAACAGTGCCTTGCATTCAAGATATAAATATTCTTCGTGCTGGTCATAGAGTAAGTTTACGTCAAAATATTTATTATATCACTGATATAACTCATAAATTAGGTGGAAAAGGAAGTATGAATTTAGTTTTAATGACTTGGGAAGGAGTGAAAAATAAATTTTATGGAGAGTAATCATTTTAATGTATTTGATGAAGTTGCTAGAACAGTAAAAAAGAAAACAAATAAATCTATAAGCAAAGCTCTATTTGGTGTAGGTTTCACTCTTGGAACATTTAATGGTAGTAGTTTAAAGCTAGATAATTTTGATCAAGAAATCACAGATTATTTAATATTAGATTTATTAAATCTAGAAAATAGTTATCAAACAGAAGAATCGAACGATCATACACATACTTTTAATACACCTGGACCATTACAAAGTATAAAATCCGGTGATAGAGTTTTAGTAGCTGAAATTGGTGATGATTGCGTAATAATCGGGAGGGTTTCTAATGGCTAATTTATTTCCTATAGGTAGTTTAGAAAAAACTATAACCAATAATACTTCTAGTATTGATTTCAAGGGTACTTATGCTTTTGATTTTGAAACAGGAGAATTTGTTAGAAATGCAGATGGATCCATAAAAATACTAAATGAATTTGAAGCTTATGTGCAATGGTGCCAAAAAGCTATGATTACATCTAGATACATTTATAGTGCTTATTCATCTAAATTTGGTAAAGATATTATTGGTTCAACATTAGATAGAAAGGCTATCGAATTGGAAGTTGAAAGAATAACTCAAGAAGCGCTAAAGGTTCATCCAATGACAAAAACAGTAGATAATTTTGTTTTCACATTGGATAGTAGTGATCTTTTTTATACTTATGATGTTACAAGCACAAAAGGACAAAGTGCTAATTTAGAAAGTACAATGAAAGTGGGGTGATAACTTATGAGTGAAGTAGTTATTCCTGATTATCTGAATGAGAGTGCTGATATAATTCATGCTCGAATGTTGGAAAAGGTTCCTAGTGGAATTACAACTATTGAAGGTGATATATTTTGGGATTGTACACGGCCAGCAGCTGAAGAAAAATCTAGACTTGAAAAAATTCAATTACAAAATATTATTAAACAATCACATCCACAAACTGCAACAGGGATATATTTAGAGTATTTTGGTGAATTTAAAGGGATTTATAAAAATGCAGCTACTTATTCAGTTGGCAATATTCAAATAACAGGAACTGTTGGAAGAGAAATTGAAGCAGGGAGCCTATTTGGTACTCCATCAACAGATTTAAAATCATCAATACAATTTGAAATCTTAGAAAATGTGACAATAGATGCTAATGGAAATGCTATATTGAAAGCTCAATGTACAACTCCAGGTATTATCGGAAATGTTGAACCAAACACTATAACGTTATTATTTAGTAAAATTGATGGTATTAAGTCAATAACTAATACTGAAAAATTTACTGGTGGAACTGATATAGAAGATGAGGAACATTTTAGAAGCAGAGTTATAGCTGCAGAGCAGGAAGAAAATCTAAGTGGAGCAGATAGTGATTATGTAAAATGGGCATTAGAAGTAGATGGAGTTGGTTCTGCATATGTAATTGAAGAATGGAATGGGCCAAGTACTGTTAAAGTTTTAATATTAGATAAAAACGGACAGCCTGCTACAAGTACTCTTATTAAGGCTGTTAAAGACTATATTTATCCAGATAAAATGTCAGGACAAAATAGAGGTGGCAAAGCTCCTATAGGTGCAGTTGTTACAATAGACACTCCAGTAACTCTAAGTATAAATACTAAGGCTAACTTTATATTTACACCAGGTTTTGATCCTCAAACTGTTTTAACTAATTTAAAAAATGATATTAGTTCTTATATTAAACAAATTAAAATGAATGGAACTGTAAATTACAATGTAATACAAGGTATTGTAAGTTCGTACATTTTAAATTCAAAAGGTATAGATGATTTTACTAATCTTACAATAAATAATGTTACACATAATATTACTCTAGTTAATCAAGTTCCAGTTATAGGAGAGGTGATTAATTCAGTATGATAAGTTCTAAAAAAGGACAACAAATGTTTTCAACTATCACTCCTATGTATGATAATTCTGTAATTATGCAAGCTGCATTTGAAGCAATTGGAACTGAAGCTGATACTTCTGTTGAACTTGGGAATGAAATATTACGTGAGATTTTTCCCCAAACATCAATCAGTTGGGGATTAAATATTTGGGAAAACAGACTTGGATTAATTACTAATACTGCTGAAGACATTGAAAAAAGAAGAAGAAAAATATTAACTAAGCTGCAGACTAAATCGATTGTTAATCCTCAAAAAATGGGTGTTATAGTTAAAAGTTTAACTGGATTATATGCAGATATAGATGATAAAGTATCAGATTATACTTTTGGCATTAAATTAACCAGTGAAATCTTTAATGTAGATATTGGAGAAGTTTTAAAGGAAGTAAAAAGAATAAAACCATCACATTTGGCTTGTTCCTTTGCTTTAGAAACTAAAAAAAATATAAATATTTCTATGAGTAGAGAGTATGTATTTAATCCGCTTAACATGTGTGGCGGATTTATTTGTGGTGATGGTATTGTAATAAGCAACTATGGAAGGACCTACGAGTCAAAACTTAATGCTCATGTAGATTATAATACAAATATTAAGAATTATGATTTAACAGGTACTATTCTTCTTAGCGAAAATTCTGATTTTGAAAAAGGAATAGCAATAGTCGGAAGAGTTTATGAATCAAGTGAAAATATTAAGGCCACAAAAGATTATTTATATGATTCTCAATTAAGTAAAGCAGATGGCAATATTATTGGAACAGTTTATGATTCTGATATGAAAGTTTCATGTGCTTATAATAATGCAATTAACAATTATGAGGAATCTGGAAATAATTTAGCTGGTCAATTTGTAACTGGATCTAATGAGGAAATAGTTTCAATATCAGCAAAAGTATATGAATCTAATAGCAATATAGAAACAATTGAAGCAAGTTCTAACAAGGATTATAACAAATCAGGAAACATTTTAGCTTCAGAGGAGGAATTTTTATGATAACAACGACTGGATTTAGTAATGTATTAACTTACATTTCAAATCTAATAAGCAAAGGAAGATACTATATGGGCAGTACTCCTATAGATGTTCCTATATTAAGCAAAACAGTAAATAGTAACACACTTACAGTAAATATGTTTCTAGAAGATGGTGCTGCAGGAACTATAACTAAAACGCAGCTTGTTGATACAAATGGACAAATATTTGCTGATAAACCTGATAGTATTTCAAAAATAGATTCTCAGGGTGTGTTAGTTATATTTAAATTTACGATTACGGAGGTTTAGTAGATGGGAGATTATAATAGAACCATATGGAAAGACCATATTAAAGATCAGAATGGCATTGTTATTCAGCAAGGTAATCCAGTTAGTGCTAAAAACCTTAATAATATTGAAAATCAATTAGTTTCATTAAGTGCAAAAGAAAATGTTCTAGCTGAATTAGTCAGAGAATCAATTCCAAGTGGTTTCACAAGCTTAAGTGATTTGGATTATACAACAATGAGCATAACACCAAATACAATTAAATTGTTAAAGGACAGTGTTGCTTATGTAAATGGATATAAAGTAATTATTCCGGCAGGAACAACTATTACTTTAAATGCACCACCGACTTCAGGGAATAGAGAAGATTTGGTATTTTTAGAAGTTTGGAAGCAAGCAGACGCAAACGGAGCTGAACAATTAAATTGGAGAATTAGAGTTGTTGACGGTGTGGATTTTTCTCAATTACAGGAAGGATTTACTATAACAGGCGTATCATCATCTTGGAATAATCCAACATCACCTAGAGCGCAAGGAGCTAATGCTCA